CGCCGAGCCGGAGGAAGGGAGATCGCATTTCGAACTCGTTGATCCCCACCGGCTTCAAGAAACCATAGATGCCCTTCTCCCACGGCCCGTTCCACATCCCCTCCGCCGAGTTGAGGGCGTTGAAGCCCCCGGAGGCGACGGTGTTCCACAGCTGGCCGGGTGGCAACTGCAATCCGCGCACAAGTCCCTGCCTCTGAAAGGTGGCAGAGTTGGGCGAGAGCATGGCAGCAGCGGCAACAGGGCGCAATGCCCCAACGACGTTGCGCTTCTCGTACAAGTGCGGGAGGCAGCGGTGGGAGTAGGTGGGTGTGTCGTGTCTGAACCCGCACGTCACGCGGAGGTGAAGCGTAATGGCAGTGGATGCGGCGGAGATGGCGTAAGAGTGATACGATCCCACGCGCACGCGATCCCCGCTTGACACGGCCTGAAACTTGAGGTTGACCGTCTTGGAGTTGGCTCCGGTGGCAATCACCTCAGTGGGATGGGTGCTGGACTCGACCCACTCTTCCCCGCAGAGGACGTAATGGTGGATCGCAAATCTCAACTCCCCTGAGGCGATGTTTTGCGGGTCCCCGGTTGTCGGGTTGATTGTGGTGACATTGAGCTCTAGCTCGTTGATGTCGGTGATGGTCCCGGGGGGTCCGTAGAAGCAGCGCCGACCCTTGTGGGTGGCCGCGAACATGAAGTCTCCGTGCGGACGGTCGCCGCTGGAAGCCTCGAAACCTACGAGGTTCAGGTCGCTGGTGGCCATGCCCTGCTCACCTGGCGTGGCGATCAGATACATGTGTGGGAGGAATCCCACAGGATTTGCGTCTGGTCCCCCATAAAACGGCGCTTCCACGATAGGATCGTACGAAAACCTGGCGGAATACACCACAAGGTTGTTGCTCGGGTTGGGCCAGTATTGTATGCGGGCGTAGATCGGGCTTCGGGTGACGGCGAGAAACATCTCACCATCGGGTAAACCTACCGCGCCCGTTCCCACTCGGGGCTGGGGCACGCTGAAGTCCTGCTCGTCTACACTCCACGGTTGCGCCAAGGCACTCTGGGTGCAGGTGTACACTTGGGGCATCCTCCACGCCGGGTAGTCGTGGGGCATGGCCAACGCTAGAGCAAAAGCTAACGATGCTTCCGGGACCTTTCCGCTCGCCTCCGTCCTCTTCGCCTCCAGATACGCCATAATCGAACGGGTGGCTTGTTCCCGACCGTTGTATGGTGTGCTGTTCAGTTGTTCCATCGGTATGGTCAATTAATATCGTAATGCAACTGATTTGGGGGGCTTGTTTGTTGGTGTTTGGGTGAATGCTGTTTGAGATGATGTTGATCCTCTTGGGATTTACTGTTGTACACACTTTCTGAGTGTTTCGCGATCATCAGTACTTTCTACCCGCAGCTCTAGGCTGCGCCGGCGCCGATGGCGCCGGCGAGGTCGGGGCTGCGCCCCGCCTCAAAGATCTGCAACATCCACTGCCATGATTTGGTCCAGTACGGGGTGCTGGACGACACACGGCAGGGCGGGAGCGCGGAGGAGGGCCTCCTCCGCACTCTCGATTTGTTGGGCGCTCACCCCGTAAACGCGTTGCATCATTGCGTACGTCTCCCCAATGATGACGCATTGCTTGCGGTCCTCCGGGAGCCTGTACTTCCAGAGGTCGGTGGGTATCTTCATGGACACCCCTTCGGTGCGCCGCATCACGGCGAGTGCGAGGGCACGGAGTATCGGGACGTGGCCGTCGCCGATTAGTGTTGCCCAG